TTGTGTTGGCATTCTAGTTCCAAGGAACTTTAGAGCCTGACCGTACTTTGTTAGATTCTGTACTGAAGACTTTGGCTTCATAATGAAATTAGGGTTAGAGTTTACTACGTAGCGACCAATGGCTGTACGTGGCATTGAAGTGTTAACATCTACACCAATGCGACCAAGTAGTAATACTTCAACATCGTCTACAGTTTTTGCTGCGGCAAGTTCTTTTGCAAGGTTTGCGTCAAAGTTATTCTTTGACAGACGCATAATTTGTGCAGCAGATTCAGTCTCAGCAATACGCTGAAGAACAACATCTGCATTCTTTCCAAAAATCCACTCAATGGCTTTTTCTTTATTTACTTTGTAGCCATCGGAAGCCTGAAGTAAGCCAGCACGTTCTTCCATGATAAAGCGTTGCTTTGCTTCTGGAGTACCAATCTCTTGAACTTCTTTGTACTTTTGTGCAAGATTATCTGTTGCCTGTTGTAGCCCAGACTTCTTGAGTTCTAAAGTATCACGAACTTTTTTAAATCTTGTAATGTAGATGCCATCAAGTGCAGTGTTGATTTGGTCATCAACAGACTTAATTTCTTCTTTAAGGTACTTAAGTGAATCTGCTTTAGACATTGGAGTTCCAGTTGCAGGGTCAAGCACTACACCAGTAGCCAATACATCTTGGTCTTTAATTTTTTCTAGCAAAGATGTTTTGGTCTCGTTTAACTGTGTTAATCCAGAGCGTCTAATTGCGGCTTGTACAGCCTTAGGTTGTTCTGCAACAGTTCCTTGTGTAATTGCATCATTAAGAATATTTCTTTGTTCTGCAATTTTTGCATAGACTTCATCAAGTTCTGCTGCTGCAACCTTTTGATTTTCTAAAGCCTCAAGAGCCTCACGGCTTGGTAGGTTAGCACGGTAACTTGCAATCTCTTCTGCTACATCTGCAGTTGCTCTTGCAGTACCAGCAGCACTTGTTGCTTCACGTAGATTTTTTGCTTGAGTTAAAGCCTTACGTGCTTCAGCGACTCTACCAATCTTACCTGCAGGGTCAATGTAGAAACCTAAGACACCGTCAATAATTCCAGAAATAATTTTGTATTGGGAATCTTCTGGGTCAAGAGTTGTTAATGCAGAAATTGCAGCACGACCAGGAGTGTAAAAGTATTCTTGTCCAGTTTTTGCTGAACGTACACGTGCTACACGTGAAGATAATGCTTCCTTGGCTTGGTATGCTTCACCACTTGGGATGAATCCAGTTCCAACACCTAAACCTTCAACTGTATTTTGATACAGTGTTGTGTTTTTGTAGATACGGGTAAAGTCGCTTGCATCTTCTCCAGCGACTATAACGTTATCTGGGTCAGTAAGTGAAGTAACACCAGTTTCATTTTGATTTGCATAGCCATCAATCTGACGAAAAACGTTAGTGGCTGCTTCGTAGCCTGAAAACAAAGGTGTTAAGAAAGTACGTGATGTACGCTTAATTGCAGCAAACCACGCAGCATCATCTTTATCCTGCTCTGTAGCAGTGTCCTCGTCTTTGTTTAAACCCTTTAGGTATTCGTTGTAGTCAATGTTATTAACTTGACCGCCAGTACCTTCCCATGCTTTATCAGCCATGGACTCATTAAGGATTGTCTGAAGACGTGCTGCTGCACCTGTTGCATCGCCAGATGTCCCACTCTTAGCAAGGCTTAGAGCAATGTCTGGGTTCTGAGGAAAACTATCTGCATACCGTGACAAGATAACTGGCAAGTCAGTCTGCGAGTAAATCTTTTTGTACTCATTAACTAATTCATCTTGAGAGTATTGTCTTGTCTCAAAAGGATTGTTACCACTTGGCTTCCAGTCCTCGTAGGTGAACAGAGTTCCCTTCGGCTGAAAAAGACTCTTCTTTTTAGCCACTAGCGACCTTCGTTCTCTAGGGCATTAAGAAGTACACGAAGAGATTCATTAGGGTATAAAGCATAGGCTGCACGAATTTGTGCTGCAGTGTCATCAATCTGAACTGGCATTGCAGTTGGGTAGTTGCTACCAGCACCAAAAGGCATACCTGCAGTAATTGGTTCTTCTGGTCGTTGAGTTGGGTCAAACAATCCAGTCATAGGTTGTGGTGCTGCAGGAGCGGCAGAAACTTGCGGTGATGGCATAGAAGGAGTTGGGTTTCCTTGCATAGGTGCTGAACTCTGCATCTCGGCTAGAGCCTTACGCTCACCGTAGACTCCGTTTGCTGCCATGTCTTTCATGCCTTGTGTTGGTCCGCCGTCAGTGCGGCGAGAAAGTTTACCTGGACCCGATACTGGAGCAGGATTGGCTGGCTTACGATATCCGCCTCTTGCCATGATTATCCTCTTTCAACTATCTGGATTTTTCCACCAGTATTAATATCAAATTTCTTAGCGATGTTCATTGCTTCTGCAATGGTTGCACCTTGAGCAAGAGCACCGAGTGCATATGCCGCACCAGTTCCTATGCCGTACAAACCAGTATTGGTTTCTAGTACTGCATAATTACCAGCAATATGAAATATTCTTCCGTTAAAACCAACTAGGAAAACAAAGTCTTCATCTTCTTTTAAAGTAACACCAGCATCTTCATGCTGCTTACGCATCTCTGGAATAAACTTTGACACCATAAAGGAATAGTGTTCTGTTCCGTCATAATATGGTGGTTCCCAGCCGTACAAGATAACGTCACAGCATCGTGAGTTACCTGCACCAGCCATAACATAGTCACCAACTTCAACAACCTTCTTCATACTGTTATGCATGTATGGTCGTTCGGTATCAGTTACTTGTGCATCAGCGGCAAAGATAAATCCTTTGCGCTTCTTGATGGCAATGATTGTTGTCATTATCCACCTAGTCTGGCTAAGATTTCCTGAATGTTCGCTGGAGGAGGGGTTGCTCCAGGCTGGGCTTCTACAGGAGCACCACCCATAGTTGCGGATGCCTGTGCTTCAACTGGAGCCTCCACACCTGGAGCAGACTGTGATGGGGTTAGTGCGCCTGGGATTCCTGGAATCTCTGGTGCTGGTGGTTGCTGAGGTGTTGGCTCTGGTTCTGGGGCTTTGAAAGCCTCCATCACTGAGTCTTCAACACTCTTACCACCACGGCGGTTTTCAATCGTCTGAGCAATTTTCATAACAATGTCTGAAGGGTCCTGACCCTGAGCAGCCATCTGTGGGATTGCTTGCGATGTTGCGCTTAGTGCCCCCATTAATGCACTACGCATTTTTTCAATGTCAATGCGTTCAATTTCCTTGGATACATTTACGTTCCAAGGTAGTTCCTGCATGACGAACTCTTGTGAGATTAAGTCTGCCTGTAAAGCCTGTAGGCTGAAGATAAGGGCACGAGATGGGTCAAGACCTGACATCAAACCGTAGCGTACGTTTACGCTGTAGTCTTTCTTGATGTCCTTTTCTGGGCTGTACTTCAAAATGTACGGAGCACCATTGTAAGTCATCTGTGTTGACTTCTCGCCAGGGAATAACTTCTCGTCCATCTCCATGGCTAGTGCCATGACATCCTGCAATGTCTCTGCAAGGATTTGCTGACCAGCCTTGATTTGAGAATCAAAGCCACCAAGAAGTGCCTGAACACCAGAACCCGTAATTACGGATGCGTTGACGCTACCTGAGCGACCTTCTGGGTAACGAGCACCCATACGCATTTCTTGCTCAAGGATTGCTTGTTCTTGGAAAGCGCCAGGTGGAATCTCTAGACCTACACGGCGTACACCCTGTGGGTTTGCAGTACGCATGACTGCATCAGGACCAAATGCAAACTCTTGCATATCCTGTGGAACAACCATTGGCGCATTAACTGATTTCTCAGCAGCATCCATGGCTAGAAGGCTAAAACGTGCACGAGCAATCTGTGCCCAGATTACATCGTCAAACTGACCACGTGGGTCTTCGGTGTCAATACCTGGACGCTTAGCAATGCGGACACTTAATTTACCTAGTGGGTTGCGTGCTTTACGTAGTGGCAGGTTATTGCGCTGAGGAAGGAACAGGATTACCTGGTCGTTATCTTCATAACGAATCAAGTCAAGTAAAGTACTAAGGTCAAAGTTACGGCGGTCTTCGCCACCTAGGATTTGACGTTCGTACTCTGGGAACTCTACAAGTAGTTCTCCCATGGACTTGAGGTAACGCTTGCTATATGAAACACATCGTCCGTAGCGGTCATATTCTGGGTAAGCACCCAATGGGTTTTCTACACGAATGCGTGGCATACGAGCCTCAAAATCAGGCTCTACAACAAACGGCAGGAAGGCATATGTGTTATACCAGTCTGCGCCTGTATACATCTGGGTTTGTAACCCAGAAAATTCAACGTAGTTATTGACAACCATGGAACGCAAGTCAGCGTTCTTCTTGGCACGGTCACTGTTTACGTCAGGTGTTTGGCAGTTAAATGATGGTAGTGGTGCTAGAACTTCAGCCAAGTCACGGGCAACAACGTCAACGAAGTTGGCAATCATTGGCTTGGACATGCCCTCAGGGAACATGTCAGGGTATACCGATACCATGTCACCACGGCGTACGGCTGTGATATCAGCCATGCGTTGGTCACGGACTGAGTACCGCTGACGTAGGTAAAGTACCTTGTCAGCGACCTGTTCCATTGAGAGTGCCATGAATATCCTTAAAGATAAAGTGTATGTTGTTCCATTGCCAAATCATCAAGATTGACAACCGCTTGCTTTGCCATCTGGCGTTGAGTAACGAAACGACTTGTTGCATGCCAGATTTGATTCCCAGAGTGCTGAATCATTTCCTTGGCTTTAATTTCGCAGAACCACAGAGCCATAACAACGTCTGTAGGGTTACGAGTTCCAGGCTTCCAAGTAATCAACTGATTGATTAGAGCCTTGATACCCTCGTGGTACTGAGGGTCTGGTAGTTCAATGAGATTATCTCGGTTGTGCTTAGCACCACCCATGGTACCAAACAAGCCTTGCATAGCAGCCACACCGAAATCGGTGTCCCACTTGTTCTTGCCAGTGAAGTGGCTAGAGAATCTAACACCCTTATTAGCCAGGTACTGGCGGAACTCTTCGTCCACCTCGTACATCTTCTGGTGGGCGTTGATTTCAATACGCAGTTCTACTGGCTTGTAGGTGTTAATCCAGTCTTCAATGATGGCACGAATCTTGCCAGGTGTTGGGTCTGACATATTGTAGGCATCTAGGACTAGACGCTTACCAGACTGACGGTCTACAGCATAGGCTACGAACGCAGTCTTTCCTGCCATAGCAGGGTCCATACCAATTAGTGTGACCCATTGTCCGTCTCGTGGATGTCCAGCCGCTCCCATACGGAGAGGACCAGGTTTACGCATACGATTAACACAGGCGTTAACAACCGTTGGATTAAAAATTGCGTCATCGTCTATGTCCTGTTGCTGGTAAACTAAAGCCCACGTTGAGGCGGTTACCTCGCTACGTCTTGCAAAGAGGGCTGGTCCATCCCATTTCTGGTAGTAACCATCCTCATCTGGTACAGCGTCATCATCGCCGTCCCATGGACGGTCTGAACGCTCCCAGAGGGTAACCCACTTATCTGGGTCATCGTGTACCTCTAAAGCCGCTGGCATGGCGAGCCGTGTAAACGGGCTAACGCCACCAG